CGGGCCCCTTTAACAATCAGCGATGGTTGTTACCAAACGGGTAATTCTGCTCTGCAGGCAAATGGGTTAGGCATGGGTACCCAATCCCTTGCGAAAACTCCTCGGTTCGAGTCCGAGGTATGCCTGCATCAACTTACCTAATGTCGGTTAAGCTGTGCATTTGCGGCTTTTTGGCCGCACCCGATTTTCCAAATGGAGGTGTTATTTTGCTTACAGTCCCAGGACTTCGACGTCGTGAAAAGTTTGGTGATTTGCTCCCTTCCAATTTCTTTTGGAACGGATCCTATTACGTTATCACGGGAAGATTATTCGCGTGGTACAACGGTAAATGGACACCAGCCCCTTTAGTGGGGCAAGGACCAGCATCGCTCCCGGTTGGGACGATGACCGCTCAAGTGCCTTTCCCTTACAAATATTACGAGTTCTGTGCCGATGATGTGTTTCCACACACACGCGGTAAGTCTGGTAAATTTGCTAACGGTGGGCCTTTCACGAAAATACGCGTCGATACATCTGGTTACTCTGATTTACAAGGAATTGGAACGTATGATTCGTATAACATGACCAGTTTTCCTGGCATGGGATACTGTTATACGCGTTATGTCGGAGGATTTACTTCTCCGTCTTTTCCTAGTCCCAAGTGGGACAATGTTGCCTTTTCTTATGGCGACACTGAAAAACTTCTAGGAACCAATTTTCTTGTACCGAGTGATTTGACTAGTAAGTGGGGACCTGAGGCGTGGGCTAGGGCCGCGCCAAAAATACAGATGGCCGATGGATTTGTTTTCCTTTCCGAAGGCAGAGAACTCCCGTCCCAATTAAGGGATCAAGCTAAGCGGTTCCGTGACGAATGGAGCTCGCTTAGTAGGAGGGCTGGCCTTCCCGGCTTAGCCGAAAAGGGAAGAGACAACATTCCTTGGCGTCAGCAACCTAAAGCGGTTTCTGATGAGTATCTGTCCCAGCAATTTGGCTGGGCGCCGTTCTTGCGTGATTTGGATAAGTTTTACAAGGCTTATCTCAACACTGATGAGTACATGAGACGTATGTCTGATGGGAACGATCAGTGGAAGCATGTTCGGCGGGTCCTTCTTGATGATTTTCAGGAAACTAAAATCTATTCGGGCGATTACACGTGGGCTTTAAAGCCCTACGGGTATCCGTTTCCGGATGGATTCTTGCGACCAGGTCAACGTGTCACATTTACACTTACTGAAGAGAAATCTCAGATAGTGTCATGTTCTGGCATGTTTAAATGGTACAAGCCTGAATTCGATGCGACTAACCATGGGTCATTTGGTTATGACTCATTAATGTCCCGTATTTCTCGTCAAATGACGATGTACGGTGTACGGGTTAATCCAGCGAACATCTGGAGAGCAACACCTTGGTCATGGCTCATCGACTGGCAACTCAATATTGGTCGGAATTTAGACCGACTAACTGAGTATGTAGAAGATGGAGTCGTGTGCAAATATCTGTACCTTATGCATCACACTGTCAAACGACAAGTATTAAAGATTTACTTGCCTGTGAAACAGGGTGATGTTTCTCTCCAATTCGTCAACTATGTTGACGTAAAGTTGAGAAGGGAAGCAGATAGTCCATTTGGGTTTGGCTCGCCGTGGGAATCATTATCCCCATGGCGTCTTTCCATCCTAGCTGCCTTAGGCATTTCCAAGCCCACCCGGGTTGGATTCCACTAGGATAGTCGGTCACGGTGTTCAATCTTTTGATGGCAGGGGTGCTATCATCAGAGGCCGTGATTTAACCACCCATAAAACTTAGGAGGTCAACCATGGCTTTTTCCGATCCCCAAACTGTGACTGTCAATGCAGTCGCTCAATCGATGGCTCGAGTAATAACAAATGGATCTCAATCCATTTACTCGAAGGCTGATGGTGCATATAAAATGACCATCAGTCATACGACATCCAAAGACCGAGTTCGGTCAATGGTGCGTGTCGATCAGCGAGCCATTGTTCCAGATCCATTGACTGCTGTCAATGATTATGAGAACCTTGGCGTATACTTAGTTATCGATCGGCCCGAAGTTGGGTTCGATGCGACGACCGTATACAATCTGATAGCCGGATTAAAAACCTGGCTAGACAGTACGGCATCCGGAAAGATTTTTGGAAAGGAGACTTAAATGTTTCCTACTTCCAATCCTTTTCGGGGCTACAGCATCTTGCACGTTATCGTAGGAGTGATCCTAGGATTTTTGTTCTCGTTGCTTGTAGTCTTCCGGTTCACAGGTTGACTGACCCCCCTTATGGGGCATCAGATAGGGAAAAGTACGTGGCTTGAAACCGACCTTCCGATTGGAGGGCAGTTTGAAAAGCAACGTAAGTGACCATATTAAGTTGTTGCACGCTGTCTATATAGACGCCTGCAACAAGTGCATCGCTGATGTCTCTGATTTACGTGACCTTGAAACTATAAGATCACGTGTTGAAGGAGAAGGTATATCGTTTTTAACGATAACCTTACCCAATTTTTGTCGAGACTTCGAAAGAAGCCTCGCAAATGGGTATATTGACTCAACACTGTTTTCTGGTTTCAGAAAATGTGGATCAATCCCTGCATTTTTGCAAGGTATGATCAGTCAACTCTTCAACAGAGAGACAGGGAGGATATACGATGAAAAACCTGAAGAAGCATCTACCATTGTTGAAAGCGTTAGGCAGCTTTGCCTCGCATTCAAGAAGGTCGAGATTGCTTGTACCCCGAAAAGGGTCCAAGCGGCGATTTCAAGTTTCTCCGATACGGAGCAAGCCTTTGAAACGTTCTCAATTCCAGAAGCAGATCACGCGGAATTCCTGCGTGTATCTGCTGTGTTGTGGGACACTTGCATTTCTTCGATTTCGATCGAACAGTGCAAGCCTCGACACGGGCCTGGAGCTACTGCTGAGGGAATTTCTGGTAACCAGAAATATTCTTGGCAGCGTTGGCATGAACGTCTTGAGCCTTATTTCCCTATAATCGAAAATGGGTTCCCTTTGGGAATTCCATTCGATGAAAAGGAGCTCAATATAGTAACGTTCGTAGCCGAGGCAGACGAACAGCCCGTAAGGGTCGTTTGTGTGCCGAAAACGTTAAAAGGTCCCCGCATTATCGCAATTGAGCCTTGTTGCATGCAATACACGCAACAAGGGATTCGTGATGTTCTTTACGAACGGATCGAGTCCTATCGTGTTACTGCTGGCCACGTAAATTTTCGTGATCAGTCAGTTAACCAAAAGCTCGCGTTAATGGCTTCTACCTCGGGTCAATTAGCAACGATTGATCTCTCTGACGCTAGTGACCGCGTTCCGCGGTCCCTGGCGCTTGAGATGTTTCGGTCTAACCCCGATCTAATGGGTGCGATCGACGCATGTAGGTCGACTAGAGCTGAACTTCCAGATGGTACCATTATTGGACCCCTACAGAAGTTTGCCTCTATGGGCAGTGCTCTTTGCTTTCCCGTTGAGGCCATGTACTTTTACACTATATGTGTAATGGCCTTAATTAGGGCGTGCAATCTCCCTGTAACACATGAGAATTGCTTTAAGCTTTCTCGTGATGTTTACGTGTATGGAGACGACATAGTCGTTCCCACCGCGTATGCGATGATTGTTCTCGATTACCTG